AAAAGAAAAGAAGATTACACACAAAAAGTATTAAAAGAAGAGGCGCCATACTAATGAACGCAACAGATGATTTAATTTTATTAGTAGTTCTTACAGCTGCATGGATATTGGTAACTATATGAAAATGTTAATTGATTTTAATTTAAAAGATGAAGGACCTATTCATCAAATTATGAAAAAATATATTTGGTATAAAATAAAACATAGTGAAAGTGGTGTAGTATTTACCAATGTTAATTGGGGTTATACAATTTTAGAATTAAAAAAATGTGACGCTTATATGGAACGTGAAATTTATTTAAATGGAGAAAAAATAATTCCAGATATATTAATTTTAGATTCTAATAATAAACCTAAAACAGTTATAGAATACATAGAAACATCAAGGCCAAGTTTTAAAAAATATCAATGTTATATTAATAGTAATATTGATGTAATTTTTGTAGATAATACAACATCTCTTGGATCTTTAGAACGTGGTCGAGTAGAACCAAAAATAATGATAACAGAAAATATGCATTTTAATGATAGGTTTAAAATTTTATTCAATGATTTTGTAAAATTAAATAATGAATTTAAGTTTATAGGAAAATTTGAAAATGATAATACATATTTTATATTTAATATTGATGACAAAAATGATATTAAGTTTATGAGTTCAACCTATTATTCATACGGTAAATTTAGTAAACAAAATTCTAAAAAAATACCTATTTTTTTAAAACAATACTTAACAATATTTGGTAGAGATAAAAAATCTATTATCAAAAAACTTCCTTTATCAGTTTCAAGTCATGAATATTATAAAGGAATTAGAAAATACGAAGATAAAAAAATAACTTATTGGGATATATAATAATGAGAACAATAGTATTAGGACCACCAGGTACAGGTAAGACTACAACTTTGTTAAACAAAGTTAATAATTATTTAAAAGAAACAGATCCTGACAAGATAGGTTATTTTGCATTTACACAGAAAGCTGCGCACGAAGCAAGAGATAGAGCCATGAAAAAATTTAATTATACTGAAGATGACCTTCCCTATTTTAGAACGCTACATTCATTAGCGTTTCAAAAATTAGGATTAAAAAAAGATCAAGTTATGCAACCAAGACATTACAAAGACTTAGGTGAAAAATTAGGTTTTCCTGTAGCTTATGCAGAACACCAAGAAGATCATGGTATATTTACATCTGACAGTGAGTATCTACAGATAATACAATTAGCACAACTTAGAAATATAACACCAGAACAACAGTATGACAGAAGAGAACACACGCAAGATTTAGAAAGAGATAAACTTAGAATTATATACAATGAATTACAAAGATACAAAAAAGAATACGCGTTAATAGATTTTAATGACATGATATTAAATTTTATAAAGTCAGATGCATCACCAAATTTTGATGTTGTGTTTGTAGATGAAGCACAAGATTTATCATTAATGCAATGGGATATGACAAAATCTATTTGGAATAAAACAGAAGATACATTTATTGCAGGTGATGATGACCAAGCTATATTTAAATGGGCCGGTGCTGATGTAGATTCTTTTATTGCATTACAAAATCAAATGATAAATTTACCATTAACACAATCGTTTAGAATACCAGCTAAAGTGCATGGATTAGCAATGGGTATAATAAATAGAATTAGAAATAGAATAGATAAAACCTGGCAACCAAAAACAAACGAGGGTAGTTTACACAGACATTTTGAGGTTGATGGTATTGATATGTCATCTGGTGAGTGGTTGGTGTTAGCAAGAACAAGACACATGTTAAGAGATGTAGAAGATTCTTTGTATAGAAAAGGTTTTTATTATCAAAATAGATACAAAAGAAATTATGAAAAAGATTTACAAGAAGCAGCTACTGACTGGGAATATTTAAGAAAAGGACAACCATTAAGTTTTAAACAAATAGAAAAAATATCTAAATACATGACCACCAAAAATTTTGATAAGAAAAAAATAAAAGGCATGGCAAAAGAAAGTTTGTATGACATTGAAATGTTAAAACAAAATTATGGATTGAATGTAAATAGTGAATGGTATAAAGTTTTTGATGATGCAGGAGAAATGAGAATAAATTATTTAAGAAAGATGAGAGCAAATGGTGAGCAACTAAATAAACCACCAAGAATACAGTTGTCTACTATTCATGCAGCAAAAGGAGGAGAATCACAAAATGTAGTTTTGTTAACTGATCTAACTCAAACAACTATGAATACTTATGAAAGAAATCCAGATGACGAGAATCGTTTGTTTTATGTAGGAGCAACACGAACAAAAGAAAACCTGCATATCGTTGAACCTAAAAGACAAGATAAAGGATACATAATATGAGTGATATATATAAAAAGCAGGTAGGTGGTGATCACTACCGAAGCATGGTCATACAACCGTCAGAGTTTATAAACAAAAACAACTTGCCGTTTGCAGAAGGAAACGCTATAAAATATTTGTGCAGACACAAGCAGAAAAATCAGAAAGAAGATTTACTAAAAGCTAAACATTATATTGATATGGCTATTGACAGAGACTATCCAGAAAAACCAAAAGAAAAAAAGAAACCAAATTCTTGGGGAATGACAGATGCAGATACCTCTATTTAAACCACAAACAGAGTGGATACCACCACAAAATTTTCCTGATTTATCTAAGCATGATGAAATTGCAATTGATTTAGAAACAAAAGATCCTGACTTAACAAAAATGGGATCAGGTTCTGTTATAGGTAATGGCGGTGTTGTAGGTATTGCTGTTGCTGTAGAGGGCTGGTCAGGTTATTATCCTATTGCACACGAAGGCGGTGGTAACATGGATAAATCTATGGTTATTAAATGGTTTCAAGCTGTATTAAAACTACCTGCTACAAAAATATTTCACAACGCCATGTATGACGTTTGTTGGATACGAACTCTTGGTTTAAGTATTAGCGGTAAAATTGTTGACACGATGATTGCATCTGCCTTAGTTGATGAAAATCAAATGCGCTATGACTTAAATAACTGTTCTAAAAGATATACTGGTAAAGGTAAAGATGAATCTGCACTATATAATGCAGCGAAAGAATGGGGTATAGATCCTAAAGCAGAAATGTATAAATTACCAGCAATTTATGTTGGTCAGTACGCAGAAAAAGATGCAGAAATAACACTTGACCTATGGAAAGAATTAAAAAAAGAAATAGATCATCAAGATATAAATTCTATTTTTAATTTAGAGACTGAACTTTTTCCTTGCCTAGTTGATATGCGTTTTTTAGGAGTACGTGTAGACGTTGAAGGCGCTCACAAATTAAAGCAACAATTAATAACAGAAGAAAAAGCGTGCCTGCAAAGAGTAAAAAAAGAAACGCAAGTAGACGTTCAAATATGGGCAGCGAGATCCATTGAGCAAGTTTTTCAAAAACTTTCCCTACCATATGACCGAACTGAAAAAACAAATTCTCCATCTTTTACAAAAAACTTTTTACAGAATCACCCCCACCCACTTGTGAAACAAATTGCCCAGGCTCGTGAGATAAACAAAGCCCATACCACATTTATTGATACCATAATAAAACATTCACATAAAGGAAGAATTCATGCAGAAATTAATCAACTTAGATCAGATAATGGAGGCACAGTAACCGGTAGATTTAGTTATTCAAATCCAAATTTACAGCAAATTCCAGCTAGAAACAAAGATCTTGGACCTAAGATAAGGTCTTTATTTATACCCGAGGAGGGCCATAGATGGGGTGTATTTGACTATTCTCAACAAGAACCTAGGTTGGTAGTGCATTATGCAGCTTTACAGAATTTATATGGTGCTGGTGAGGTATTAGACGCATATAACGATGGCGATGCAGATTTTCACAGTATTGTAGCAGAAATGGCAGACATACCAAGAGATCAAGCTAAGACAATTAATCTTGGTTTGTTTTATGGTATGGGTAAAAATAAATTACAAGCAGAGTTAGGTGTGTCTAAAGAAAAGGCTAACGGTTTGTTTAAACAGTATCACAACAAAGTTCCATTTGTAAAACAATTAATGGACAATGTCATGCAGCGTGCTCAAGAAGCAGGAAAAGTTCGTACATTGTTAGGTCGTCTATGTAGGTTTCACCTGTGGGAGCCAAATCAATTCGGTATTCATAAAGCATTGCCTCACGATGCAGCGCTCACGGAACACGGACCAGGGATTAAACGTGCTTATACTTACAAAGCATTAAACAAATTAATACAAGGATCAGCTGCTGATATGACAAAAAAGGCAATGATAGAACTATACAAAGAAGGTATCATACCACATATACAAGTGCATGATGAACTTGATATATCTGTTGATGGTAACGAAGAAAAAATTATTGAGATAATGGAGAATGCTGTTAAATTAGAGGTCCCAAATAAAGTTGACTACGAGTTTGGAAGCAATTGGGGTAATATAAAATGAGGTTAAATTATGGCTTACTTAAATGCAAATATTCCTGTACAATACGCACAAATAAAAAAGGAGTATTTATATGACCTTAAAAAACATCATGGAGAAGTTGAAGATTGTATTATCTTCGCTATTGCCGCAATCACTGGAAGACCGATTCTCTTCCATGCCATCATGGAAAACGGTGCTATCTTTTATCGTCTCCCCATATCGGCTTTTATTCAACGTGGTTTTCAACCGAAAGCTGTTCCAACCAAAAGACTTGATGAACTGGAATTGTGGAATAGTTTTTCTTACTACCCTGCTGTTACTTGTTTTGATATTTTAGACGGACAAGCAGGTAAATATATAGGTAAGGATAAGAAGTGGCATCACGGATCCTACCTTTTCACAGTTGACTTTGCACATCCAGAGAGTAATATAGTAGATACTGATCATTCTGAGATCCCGCACGAACATAAGTGCGCACACATACTTGCGTTGGATGACGGCAACTATGCGGCACAGCCAAATAATAGATTAATATGGGACATACCATCTTTTACTGTAAAGGATGAAATACCTGATTGGAAGGTACAAACTTCCGAATGGAACGTAGAAAATACTGGAAAGTGGAAAACTGAAGACACTGATAATTTTTTCTACGAAATTGAGGAGAAAAAAAATGATTAAAAAATGGATAAAATCATTCATAGAAAAATTTTTTGGTAAATTTTGTAAATGCCAAGATGAAAGTTTAATTTTAAACAAAGAAGTTAAATCAAAACCTGTTTGTGAAAAACATCCAGATTCATACAAAAAAACATGTCCTTCTTGTAGGGAGCTTGTAAGTGTCTGAATGTAAGAATTGCCATCACGATTGTCATTGCGATGGCGATTTACATGCGGATGAATACGGTGTTTGCACTTGTGATAATTGTAATTGTAAAAGAACTTATAAAAAAATTAAAGATTACAGCACCGATATATCTTATGAAAACGAGGTTAGATTAAAATAATGGAGGTTAGTAGGATGAACTATTATTTTACAGGTATATTAATTATACTTATGACAGTGCTTGCTTTTTGTGGTGGACCTGCACATTCAGGATCTACACAAACAAATACATCTGGATCTAATACAGCGATTGAAGGTGGCTATACATCAACTGCTACGACAACGTATCAGTCTGGGTCTAGTTCTAACAGCACAACAAATAGCACAACAAACTCTAATATAAGATCAGCGCCACCAAGTTCTAGTGCACCTTCTTATAACAGCATGACACAAGACGTTTGTGCTGTAGGAGCATCTGTTGGTGTACAAACATTTGGTG